CTTGGCATGCGTGAAATCCCCCCTCGCACGCCTTCACCGTGCCGTCATGGGTGTAAGTCTCGCCAACCGCGAACTGGAAGTCACGGCATTTGAAATCTGCGTCAAGGCCCTTGAAGGCGGTGATTGGTGTGGTGTCGGGGGTGAATGACATGGCCATCAATGCACCGTCACCGGCTCAATGATGATCGGGCGGCGAATGTGCTTGTCGGCCCAGACGGTTTCCAGATCGCAGATCGGCGTGACGACGACTGCCTGCCCGCGACTGTTGACGATGATGACTTGCATCCTATCCTCCTTGGGCGGCGGTGGTGCCGCCCTGTAGGATGGAATTTAGCCAATCGCTAAATTTACGGCAAGGGGAAAATTAGCAGATAGCGAAATAATTTTTCGCCGACTTAGCCAATGAGAGAATCAGAAAGCAAAAAGCCCCGCGCTATGGCGGGGCTTATGGATAGCTTCTGCGCGCGACTTGGCCATCTATTCGGCGTCAGAAAGCGCCCATTTCCACAGCAGGAACAGGCCAAGCAGGACAGCAAACAGGGCGAGGCCGGGGAATTCAGGCGCGAAGCCGTCGCCACTCAGGGAATTGATCATCCTGGCTTCGAACCCGCCTTCACCGCGCCCGAAGCCAGTCAGAAGCGCCCCGAGCGCGAACGCCGATAAGCCGGACAGGGATGATCTGGCCCAAAACGGCGATACACCGCGATACAGGCGGAAGAAGATGGCGGCTATGATTGCAGTGTGGGCGAAAACCCCGACTGCGTTCCCGATGAAATATGCTGACATGGCCCCTCGATCCTATCCGCCAATTGCGGCCGATTCTGTCTATATGTTGTTTGGAGTGCGATCCTTTATGGGGCCGCTTCCTGCGTCCGCAAAACCTAGCGGTAGAGTTCCTTTCCGTTCTGTGTTAGTTCTCTATTGGTTCTTGAGGGGGTGCTTAACGTGGATAGCGATTTTATCAGCGACGTGTTTCTGAAGCTAAGCGAGGGGGGGAAAGATCGCGTCATTGCGTATGGCGAGGCGCTTGTTCGCTCTGAAGAAGCGCGGCGGCAAAATCCTCTACCCGCTTCCGATCATCATCCTGAAGATTGCCAAGAATAGTCAAAATCTTCCCGAGATGATCGCCTTCGGACGCGATCAGCGCCTCTGGCTGCACGCCAAGAGCGGCTGATATCCGCGTCATCAAGTGGTTGTTGAGGTTCTTTTTCCCCCGCTCCACTTCGGAAATGTGCGGGACTGAAACCCCCACCAGTTCAGCCAGTTGGGCGATGGTGAGGCCACGAGCCTTGCGCAGTGCGCGAATGTTCAGATTTAGCGACATGCGAAAAGCATACGCTATCCATGCGGGCCGAGACATTTGCAAATGGATAAATGTTGTTTGCATGGCGTTTAGCTATCAGCTAAATTGGTGTCATGCAGACACTCAGCACATATCTCGCTGGCCGCAAGAAGGCCGATTTCGCCCGCGCTATCAACGTGAGTGATGCTCAGCTGAGCCAATACCTCTCTGGATATCGCCGCCCGTCCTACAAGAGGATGCTTGAGATCGAGCGCCTCACAGATGGGCAGGTTTCTATTCAATCGTGGCAACATGTTAATTCACATGGTTTGTCCGCCGCAGAAAACAAGGGGCGCGGGGCGTGACGTGGCTTCCTGTTTCTTTTGCGGGTCTGCTTTCGCGCCTTTTGGGTTCCAGCAACCCGGCCCGCGAAGCGAGCGCACTGACCGGCGGCGGATATGGTCATGCCGCGCCCATGTTCAGGACGCAGAGAGGCGCTGGGCCGCTACTTTCGGAGCGCGACCGCTTGGCGAAAGAGGCGGCGAAGGCCCGCAGTCAACACCGCCCTGTCAAGCCGATCTATTCGGCGGCGCGTAGGATTACGCACGGCATTCTGTCGCGGGGTGTGCGGTGAGGGTATTGGTTGCCTGCGAATTTTCCGGGACAGTCCGGCGCGCCTTTGCTGCGAGAGGCCATGACGCTTGGTCCTGTGACCTGCTTCCGGCAGAGGATAGATCGAACCGGCATATCATCGGCGATGCCCGCGATCTGTTGGGCGATGGATGGGATTTACTCATGGTCGCCCACCCGCCATGCACCCGCCTGTGCAACAGCGGCGTTCGCTGGCTGGCAGAGCGCGACCTGTGGGCGGACCTGGATGACGCCGCCGCACTGTTTTCGGCTTTCTGGAACGCGCCGATCGAGAGGATCGCCGTTGAGAACCCGGTCATGCACCGCCACGCCAAGGCGCGGATCGTCAATTATGAGGAACCGGCCCAGAGCGTCCAGCCATGGCAGTTTGGCCATGGGGAAACAAAGCGCACCTGCCTCTGGCTCAGGAACCTGCCGAAATTGATGCCCACCAACATCGTTTCCGGGCGCGAACAGCGCGTCCACAGAATGCCACCCGGCCCGGATCGCTGGAAAGAGCGGAGCCGGTTTTTCAGCGGAATTGCAGAGGCCATGGCTGACCAGTGGGGCGGCGATCTGTTCGCGAGGGCCAGCGCATGACAAACCGCGAGGCCCCCATTCAACGCGCAATAGTCGCCTATCTGCGCCACGTCCTGCCCGACGCCATTGTGCATCACTCAGCCAATGAGGGTGGCGATCTGTTCGCGAGGGTCAGCGCATGACATCCGAAGCCCAAGCGCACCGATCAATCCTGGCATTCCTTCGCCTCGCCCTTCCGGGGGCAATCATCCACCATTCCGCCAACGAAGTCGCCCTGTCAGGCAAGGACGTGGCGCGGGCGATTGGCAAGGCGAAGAGCCTAGGAATGCTTCCGGGCTTCCCGGACATCATCATTCTACCGTTCGCGCATATCGGCCCGCTGTTTTTCGAGGTGAAGGGGCCGAAGGGCCGTCTGTCACCGTCTCAGGCCGATGTTCTTGGGCGTCTAGATGGCCTTGGGTATCGCTGCGCCGTGGTTCGATCAATCGACGATGTGCAGGCCCGCCTGTCGGAATGGGGCGTGTGGACTGCCATAAAATTCGCGGGAAAAATATCATGACGATCAGCCCTGAGAGTATTCGGGCCTGCCAGCGCATCCGCGCCGGGATTGGCAGTGTCATGGGTAGAATTATCGCCGAAGTGGCCGAGGAATGCGGCATTTCGCCCGCCACAATTCTTGGCCGTGACAAGACTGCGCCGATAGCCCGCGCCCGCCAGATTGTCATGTTCGAGGCCCGCAAAGCTGGATTTTCGCTGACGCAGATCGGGCGGGTTCTGGGGCGGGATCACACGACAATTCTGGCTGGCATCCGCCGCGAGATAGAGCGGAGGGCGGCAGAGTGACTGATTTTTACAAGTTTGATCCGGCAGCATGGGATTTCGGAACGGCGAATTTGAGCCTCGAAGAGGAGGCCGCATACCTTCGTTTGGTGAACGCAATGCACAAGCATCGCGGCCCAATCCCGGACAATGATCGCGTCATTGCGGGCCTGTTTAGATCATCTACGCGCAAGGCAAGATCGCTTGTGAGCGCGTTGGTTGAGGCCGGAAAGGTTAAGGTTGAAAACGGGTTTATCAGCAATGATCGAGTCATTTCGGATCTGGTTCATCGTGGGTTCGTGACCATTTCGAGGGCTGAAAGTGGCGCGAAAGGTGGGCGAACCAGAGCGGAAAACGCCGCTAACGCATTGAAAGATAACAATTCAAGTGAAGCAATTGCTTCAAGCAGAGAAGAGAAGAGAAGAGAAGAGTATTCCGTAGCTAACGCTACGGACAGCGAAGCCGTCGATCCAGCCAAGGCTGTTTTTGACGCCGGGGTGAAAATCATCTGCCGATCCGGGGTGTCTGAACGGCAGGCCAGATCATTTCTTGGCAAGCTGCGCCGCGACAATCCGGGGCGTGATGGGGAAATTCTCTCGGCCATCATGGATTGCGGCAGGGCGGGGGCTGTCGATCCTATCCCATGGATCACCCGCCGCATGTCGAAACCTGCGCAACCCGATCTTGCCGCCATCTTTGCCAAACTCGAAGCCGAAAGCCGCCAGCAATGAGCCTGCACGAAAGCGATATCAAATCCCGCCTGTCCAGGTTTCTGGATCGGAAGCACATGCCGAAACGCCTCGAAGGTAAGGGCGGGGCGATGGAGGACGAAATCAGGGCGCTTGTCGCGGCAATCGTTCGTAACGCCCCACGGACGGCGGATCGGCTGGCGGACTGGTGGCCGATATTCGAGGCCACCCTGAGTGAGGATTGCGGTCCGATGTGGCCGACGGAACGCGAAATCCGTGATGCGGCCAAGAAGGCCCATCGGGATGCACCGAAAGCGCAGGCCGTCGATTGGGTGATTGATCCGGCGGAACTGGCATCCCGTCGCATGGCCGCTGGCGAACCTGTCGGCGATAGCTGGATTTACGGTATCGGGGCTTGCGAACTCGCGGCCCGACGTCTGGTGACGGAAGATCAGATGCGGGCCTACAGATCGGCAGCGTTCTTCCACCGCAAGGACGTGCTTGGCGAAGAAAACGCCCTGGCATGGGAAGCAGAACAGAAAGCCCGCCACGAGCAGGCCAAGGACATATGGGCGCACCGCAACGATCCGCGCGGACATCGATCGGCGCAAATGCCGAGCAAACGAACCTCAGAACTGAAAACGGAGATTTAAGAGTGAGCAGTCACAATTTCAGCGCGTTCACGGCGAAGTCGCCAGCACTGCAATCGGAAATGGCCCGCGCGCTTCAAATGGAATCCGCTGGCGGCGAAGTCGAGGGATTGATAGGGCAGGATGGCCAAAAATCAAAGTCGGGCCTCTACGGTGCATCTGGAGAAGATTTTGCCCTGAAGCCGAAAAAGCGGAAAGTGCGTCTGGACCGCAGTGATTTGCGGGCGAATATCGAGGCCGGAATGACAGTGGATGAAATCGCAAAATTCCACAGCGTCAGACGCAGTTGGGTGCGGCAGCTTGCCAGGGATATCGGATGCAAATTCCAGGAGCCGGTTTTTGACGACGCAACATTCGCCAAAATGTGGAATGATGGGGTGAAGGCAAGAGACATTGCCGAGGCCATGCGGGTGTCGGAAAGCACTGTCAGCGCGTATTCCCGCCGCCTTGGGCTGGCCCGCAGGACGTGTGATATCCGATCTAAAACAGATCTGCGCCTGATGATGAAAATGTCGGAAGACGGAGTGGCGCGGGATCGCATCGCATCTCACTTCGGGGTGACGCCCGAATATATCCGCCGCAAAATCCGCTCCATAAAGACGGGAGAACTTGTTCTGGACGCGCCCCAAAAGGCCGAAGCGCCGAAGCCCGAAATAAAGGCCCCGAAAATGCCGTTCCACCCCTATTGGACGCCGGAACTTGATCTGCGGGTAATGATAACCAATGGGAAATATGACGCCGTTTCCAAGCTGGCAAAAAATCTTGGCCGATCCATCGGATATGTCCTGCAACGCTGGCACCAAATGAGGGCCGCGCGATGATCGGAGTTGGGTAACTCCTTTCCAACTCCTATCCAACTTCGGTGAGACAAATGATCAACGCTTTCAATTTCAAAACCGCCTTCGCCAATCCACGCCTTGCCAAGCTGCACGAGGATCAGATCGCGCAATCCATGGTGGCCATGTTCGGGCTTAACGGGCGCGATCCAATTTCCAAGGACGAAATGACATTTCACAGGACACCGCCCGGTGCCGTGGTTGATGTAATTGAGGCCCTGAAATCCGGCCCGATGACGGCTAATGAGATATCAATCAGGACGGGCCGAAGCCGCGATCATGTGCGCAAGATATTGGTTTCTCTGCATAAAAACGGTTCCACCCGTTACACATATCGTGATACAAAAAGCAGGGCCGTGAAGGTGTGGGAATTGGTTGATGAGGCGCATGATGAAAATCATTGAGGCCGGGGGCGAATGATGAACAGCGTCATAAAATCAGCTGTAATAGGGATATTCCTGCCGTTCGATCAGGCCACCCTGGGCGCCACTGCCCACTATAGCTGGAGAGAAATAGCTTATGCGCCTGAGGTGGTGGCCTTCAGGAAGGCGCAGGATTATTCGGCCATAAACGCCGAGTTCACCCGACGGGCTAAAGAGCTTGGCTTGCAGTATTATGGCTTTTTCGAATTTGAGACGTGTCTCGATGGGATAGTGGTGTCGTCAAAATTGGGCTATGCCGATGGTTTGCAAGATGGCGGCTGACAAAGATCAGATCATATCAACCCTCGCAGGCATCAATGAGGGCCTGCGCATCAGCCTGCGCCACATGCAGATCGAGCGTGACAACGCAACCCTGCGCCTCAGGATAGACAAACTGGAGCGCCACATTGCCAAGCTACAACGCCAGATCATAAATAGCACCGCACAAGCTGCCGCGCAAATTTTCAGGGGGCTTGAGTGAGTATCCATCAATCATCCATCTGGCAAAAAGCCTTCCGCGTCGGTGAGACAATCGCCGGGGATTACACTCGCGCCGGGACATCCATCGGTGATGGCGAAATCATCTGGGCGCTACTCTGTGACGCCCATAAAGTCCTGCGCCTCGCCTACAGCGGCCCGCCCCGCTCAGGCTACCCGACAAAATCCAGCCTGCCAGATACGCCCGATGAGGTGACATACTGGCACAAACTGAGCGCCTACCTGTCAAACGACGCGGTGGATGAAATCCCGGAAATCGAGGGACGCCCCCCAATGCCAAGCGCCGAAGATGTCACACGCGCCGAAATCGTGATCGACGTATTTCATCACGCTGTAACACTGGGCCGCGATAAAAAACGCGCCGTCTATCTAAAGGCCTGTGGCAAGCGCCCCCGATCCATCACCCGCATCACTGGCCTGGACACAACATCGCAAAAAGCCGCTAAGCGCAGGGCCGTATCTCAAATGCTGGCATTTATCAGCGCACGGATGGCGTGAAAATTTCCCCACACTTGACGAATGTCCGAATTTACCCTAGGCTTCACGCCACAATCCAGAAGGCCGCCCGGTAAAACGTGGCGGCTTTTTTATTTGGGGACAGACATGAAGCCGAAGAAAAAAGGCAAGGGCGGAAAGAAGTGCTGAAACGTGGCCGCCCGCCATTCCAGTGGACGGTCGAAATAGAGGAAGAGATTCTCTCGCGCCTCGCATCTGGTGACGCTGTATCGACAATACTCGGCGGAGATAGAGATGACTTCCTTCCAAGCGAAGCCGCTTTCTACAGCCGCATTGCAGTCGATCAAGATTTTTTCCAGAGATACATGCGTGCGCGCGAGGCTCAAGCGCATCGTGAGACTGACGAAATCCGCCGGATTGCAGACGACGCTACGCCAGAGGGTGTGCATGTGGCGCGGCTCCAGATTGACGCGCGGAAATGGCGTGCTGCGAAACTGGCCCCCAAAGTCTACGGGGACAAGCTGGAATTGGCTGTGACAAAGCCGAAAACCGAGGAAGAGCTTGATGCTGCAATTGCCGCAAAACTGGCAGCAATGGCCGCAAGCGGACAAGGCGGAACTTCTTGATCTCCTGTCCGCCAAGGATCGCTTGATCAGGGCAAGCCGCCTCAAGTATTACAAGCCCTACGCCAAGCAAATCGAATATCACGCCACGAAAGCGCGTGAGTGCCTGTTTATCGCGGGCAACCAGCTTGGGAAAACTCTGGCTGGCGCTGCTGAAATGGCCATACACCTGACTGGGGAATACCCAGACTGGTGGGGCGGTCATCGGTTCACGCGGCCAATAACGGCGCTGGCCGGGTCAGAGAGCTACGAGCTGACGCGCGATGGCGTACAGAGGTTGTTAGTAGGCCCCCCCGCGAGCGAGGATGAGTGGGGGACTGGATTTATCCCGCAGCGGACCATAATCGAGCGGACGCGCCGATCTGGCGTTTCCAACGCCCTGGATAGCGTGACGGTGCGCCATGCGTCGGGGGGATCATCGACACTGCTATTCAAGGCCTATGAGCAGGGCCGGGGTAAATGGCAGGCCAATACGGTTGATTACGTCTGGTTCGATGAGGAGCCACCTGAGGACGTGTATTTTGAGGGCATCACGCGGACCAATGCGACGCGCGGCCTGATCAGGGTGACGTTCACCCCCCTCAAGGGCATGTCCGGCGTGGTGGCGCGGTATCTTATGGAGGATAGCCCTGATCGCGCAGTCGTCACCATGACGATTGACGACGCAGATCATTACACGCCGGAGGATCGGGCGCGGATCATCGCCAGCTATCCGCCACACGAGCGCGAGGCGCGGACGCGAGGGGTTCCGTCTCTTGGATCGGGCCGGATATTCCCGGTTGAGGAGGCCGCAATCACATGCGAGCCTTTCGACATCCCGCGCCACTGGCCGCAGATAGTCGGAATCGACTTTGGCTGGGATCACCCATTTGCCGCATGCCGGATTGCATGGGATCGGGATAGCGACACGATCTATGTCGTTGGCGAGTATCGCCAGCGCGAGGCCAGCCCGATCATTCACGCGGCGGCGGTAAAGCCTTGGGGCGACTGGCTTCCCGTTGCATGGCCGCACGACGGCTTGCAGCACGACAAGGGATCAGGCGAACAGCTTGCGGCGCAATACCGGGCGCAGGGGCTTGGGCTACTGCCTGAGCGGGCGACGTTCGAAGACGGCTCAAACGGCGTCGAGGCTGGCGTGATGGACATGCTGCAGCGCATGCAGACGGGGCGGTGGAAGGTGTTTTCGAACTGTCAGGCATGGTTCGAGGAATTCCGGCTCTATCATCGGGAAGATGGAAAAATCGTCAAAGAGCGCGACGATCTTCTGAGTGCCAGCCGCTATGCGTTGATGATGAAGCGTTTTGCGGCGGTGAAAACAGCGACTGAATACAAATTCGAGCGGCGGAAAATCATCTGATGACTGATCTCAAGACAATCGCTGGCATGGTGCGGGATGCCGAACGCCATGCAGAGGCGCTGTCAAAGGACAGAATATCCGCGACAGAATATTATCAAGGCAAGATGCGTGATACCCCGTCCGACACGGGGCGCAGCGCAGTCACGACACGCGATGTGCGCATTGCTATTAAGCGCATCATGCCGTCTATCGTCAGGACTATTCTCGGCTCCGACAATATCGTTGAATATCAGCCGGTTTCGCCGGGGGATGAGGAAGGCGCGCTGGCGGCGTCTGACTATATCAACCTTGTCGTTCTGCAAGACAGCGGCGGCAAGAGGGCCATCCATGACGCCATTCACGACGCGCTGCTGTTGAGAAATGGCGTCCTGAAATGGTGGTACGAGGAAAAGACGCGCGTCAGCATTTCCAGCCACACTGGGCTTCCTGACGAAGCTTTCGCTGAGCTTGTGTCCGATGATAGCGTTGAAGTGTTGGAGCATACGGAGCGTCAGGACGCGGTTGAACTTGGCGAGGCGCAGCGGGCGATCACGGTTCATGACTGCAAGATCAGGCGTGTCGTCAAGGACAGACAGGCTCGCGTCGCGGCGGTTCCCCGTGAGCGGTTTTTGATCCACCCGGACGCAATCACGCTGGCCGATAGCCTGCTGGTGGGCGAAAAGACGGAATTGCTGCGATCCGATCTGGTGGCGATGGGCTACGACAAGGACATGGTGGCCAGCCTGCCGCAGTCCGACGAGGATGAGGTAGAGGAAAGCATTCGCCGCGACGTGATTGTGAACGTGGGCGGCGAGACGGATGAAGCCCAGGAAATCGACTACTACGATCTGTTTGTGCGCATTGATCTGGACGGCGACGGGATTGCCGAACTGCACCACATGTGTTTTGCGGGCGGGCTGGCAGAGGCTAACCTGCTGGTCGATGAGCCGGTTGACGATGTGCAATTCTGCGATCTGGCCGCGATCCGACAGCCGCATCAGTGGGAAGGTGTCTCGGTATATGACGAGATGCACGATATTCAGCGGCTGAAAACGATCCTTCAGCGGCAAACGCTGGACAACCTCTATTGGCAAAACTCGCCGCAGCCGATGATGCAGCACGGGACGATTAAAAACCCCGATGCCGTCTATACGCCTGAATTTGGCAAGCCGATCATTGTCAATCAGGGCGTTGATGTGCGTTCCGCGCTTGGGTTCAACAGCGTTCCCTTCGTGGCGCGCGACAGCTTCACGATGCTTGAATATGTAGATCGGGAAGCGCAGGACAGGACGGGCATTTCTGACGCCTCATCGGGTCTGGCCCCAGAGGCGCTGCAAAACATGACAGCTACGGCGTCCGCGATGATCGAACAGGCGGGCATCGGGCAGACTGAATTGATGGTCGCGACGCTCGCGGACGGGCTGAAAGTCATGTTCCGGGGGTTGTTGAAGCTGATCATCAAGCACCAGGACGTTCCTCGCATGGTGCGCCTGCGGGATCAGTGGGTTTCGTTCGATCCGCGCGATTGGAACGCGGAAATGGATTGCACCGTCAACACCGGGCTTGGGGCAGGCACCCGTGAACGGGATATGGCTGTCTTGCAGCAAATCATGATGGTACAGGAAAAGATCATGGGGGCATTCGGGCCGAATAACCCGTTTGTAAAGCCTGACAACATCTATTCGGTTCTGAAGCGCATGGTTGAGGCGGCTGGCCTGAAGGACGCAAGCCCCTATTTCACGGAACCCGATCCGCAAGAGGTTCAGGCGCAGCTTGACGCGCTCAAGAACGCGCCAAACCCCGAGGAAATCAAGGCCAAGGCGCAGATGCAACTCAAGCAGGCCGAGTTGCAGATGAAGATGGAAATCGACAAGGCCAAGATGCAGGTGGATTCCAACAAGGAACTCGCCCAGATGCAGGCCGATTTGCAGGTGAAGGCGGCTGAGCGCGAAACGCAAGTCATGCTGGCCGAAAAGGAACTGGCGTTCAAGCGCGAGGAACTGCTGGCCGAACAGCGGCTTGAATATACCAAGCTTGGGATTGACGTGGCTGCGGATGGTGCGCCCGTCAATCAGCACGCTATCGAGATGGCGCAGGCCATGCAGACGATTACGGGAATGCTGCAACAGATCGGGGCGCACTTCGCCGAGGCATCGAAGCCAAAGCGCGTCATCCGGGACGAAAATGGCGATATCATCGGCGTTGCGCCGTATGGGGTTAATTGATGGCGAACGCGATCTATCCAAAATACAAGGAAGGCGTCATCCAGGCGGCGGCGAATACGTCTCTGACTGGGACGGTGAAGGTTGTTCTGGTGGATACCGGGACATACACCTATTCGGCTTCGCACCAATTCCTGTCGAGCCTTACGGGGACGGTTGGGACGGCGCAGACGTTGGGGACGAAAACCTATACGAATGGTGCCTTTGACGCAGCGGACGTGACATTCACGGCTGTCTCTGGGGCCTCAGTCGAGGCTATGGTGATTTATATTGACACTGGCGTTGCTGGGACTTCGCCACTTGTGGCTTACATCGATACGGTATCGAGCGGGCTTCCGGTGACGCCTAACGGCGGGGACATCACTGTGACGTGGAACGCGTCTGGAATTTTCACGATCTGAGGCATCACATGATCGGCATCGGCTCCCGCGTGCGCGTTCTCGCGCCATTCGATCAGCTTTACCCTGATATCTATGTGATCGACGGGCAGTCGGAAACGGGCGCATGGCAGATCGACGGGGTTGATTTTGCCCCCGAGCACCTGGAGCTTGTGGAATGACAATCACCACGCTCGACGGCGTTCTGGCCGGGATGCAGGCCCCTGTATCGTTCAACAAGTCGTCAGTCACGCCGTTGGCCGCTGCAACGCGCCGCGCCTATACATGGTGGTATTCGTCGGGGTGTCCGGGGGCTTCGGTTGCCCCATCGCCGGGCATCAACGGTGCGACGTGTGTGTATGGTAACGCCGATGTACTTGGTGCGCTCACGCGATCAAACCCGACAGGCGGACAATCCGCCTATCTGGCGCAACTTCTTGCTCTTCCGACTGGTCAGGCGTCGACGGTCCTGTTGCTGGACAGGATTTGGCACAACTCAGGGCTGTCTGTCACGTCTACGACTGCGCAGGCAATCACGCCTGTGGCAATCCCGGCGCGGGATCAAAACGGCACGACGAATGGCCTTGGCGTCATTGCTGGCGTCGAATGGTCGTCGGCTGGTGGCGCTGGAACGCCTACGGTAACGCTGACTTATACAAACCAGGCGGGGACAACGGGGCAGACGGCTACCTTTACGGGGGTTGCTTCGCCACCGGCGGGAACAATCGAGTTCTTTGCCCTCGCGGCTGGCGATACGGGCGTGCGCGCCTGCACGTCGTTTATTCAGTCTGCGACAAGAACAAGCGGGACGATGCACCTGTGCCTTTACCGCGTCGTGGCAATGGTTGGCTCTGCCGTGGCTGGAAACGCAGGCGTTACCGACTTCTTCACGTCCGGGCGCCCGCAGATTTACGACAATAGCTGCTTGCAGCTGGCCTATATCAATTCGTCGACGACGGCGAACGGCCTGTTCGGGACGTATGTGGAGACGCAGGGATAATGGCGATCACCACAAGGGCTGGGGCAATATCCGGGCTGCAAATTCCAACGTATGTGGCAAAGGCTCTGGCGGGGGATAGTCAAGCAACAAACAGACTTATTACAAGCTGGTATGCTACAGGGTGGCCCACGGCGGCAACGGCGAATGCTGCTGGGATCAATGGGCAGGCCGTGTCGGCAAGCACCTATCCTGCCAACTGCATACAGCGCAACAACCCGCCATCTGGAAATGCCTACGTCAGCGATCTGAGCCTGTCGCAGGGGGTTAACGGCTCCAACCTTCCGGGCGTCATGTATCTCTGTGACAGGCTCTGGGAAAACAGCGGGCTGTCGGTAACATCCACGACTGCGCAGGCGATTACTCCAGCCACGCTGCCTGCCAGAGACAGGCTCGCATCGACAAACGGGGATAATGTCTGGGCTGGCGTCGAATGGTCGTCGGCTGGTGGCGCTGGAACGCCTACGGTAACGCTGACTTATACAAACCAGGCGGGGACAACGGGACAAAGTGCAACGTTTACCGGTCTTACGGCTCCACCTGCCGGGACAATGGAAATATTCCAGCTTGCGGCTGGGGATAATGGTGTTCGCGCGCCAACGTCGTTTATCCAATCCGCCACACGGACAAGCGGAACCATGCACCTTGTCTTGTTCCGCGTCATTGCGGCTGTGGCCATGACAATTCCTGGGCGTCAGGCGCAGGGCGATCTGTTCCGGCTCGGGTTCCCGAAAGTCTTGAATGATAGCTGCCTGTTTTTCCTGTTCAGATCGAATTCGACTTCACAACTGCCGATTTTGACGGGGCAATACCAAGAAACCTGGGGGTAAGTCATGTCGGGTGAAGGTGCGGCACTCGGCGCATTCTGGTTCATCGATCAGGATGGCAATGGCGCGCACCATCTTCTGCGCGATGACTGGCGCACAAACGCAACGGCGGTCCCGTTTATTCGAGACTTTTTCCCGGCGCAGCAAATCGTTGCGGCGGCGTTCTCTGATAGTGACACGTTCCCCGGCGCAACAATCACACAGCCTGGTGCCGGTTCACAGACAATCACGGCGGCATTCTTCGACGATTCCGCTGACACGTTCCCGCCGGCGACACTCACATCAACGGCGGCAATCATCGCCGCCACATTTACCGACGCCGATACGTTCCACAGCGCCACGGTTTCGGCCGTCAATTCAATAATTGCAGCCGCGTTCACGGATGGCGACACTTTCCCGTCCGCGACGGTTTCGGCCACATACACGATCAACGCAGCGGCGTTTGCAGATAGCGACACTTTCCCGGGGGCAATCGTAAGCCAGCCCGGGGCGCAGGCGATTGTTGCGGGCGGATTTGTCGATGGCGACACTTTCCCCCCTGCCGTTGTTTCGACTGGTCAGGTTGTCACCATTCGCGGGGATGACGCTTTCGGATCATCCGGGGCGCGGGAACGGTTCTGGCGCAAGCGCGCAGAAGATTGGCTGCAAGAAAACCTGCCAGAGTTGCAGGACGCGATTTCCGCGCCAAAGCGGGAACGAAAGAGGATTGCGCGGGACTTCCTCGCAGCGGTCCCGGAAACGAATGACAGTGAACTGAGGCCGGTTCTGACGGCGGCGGCGAACATAGCCCGCGCGCTTCTGGCGCCGGCCCCAGACTACACGGCACTTGCAATGCAGGTTGCGCACGAAATGGCCCTTGTCGAACAGGCAAAAGCCAAGCGGCGCAGGCAGCGGGATGCAGAGGCCATTCTCTTGCTGGTGGCGTGATGACTGAAAACGAACGCAAATCCCTTGCAGAACAGATGATGGCAAACCCCCTGTTTGCCGTTGTTCTGGGCGAACTTGAGGCCAGCGCGATTGAGCGTCTTGTTTACGCCACCGATGATATTTCCCGCCATGAATGCCAGTTGCGCGTTCAGGCGGTCCGATCTTTCCGCTCCGATTTGGTGGAAACACTAAGCACCCGTGAGCCGAAAGGCGCGCCCGCATAAGCGGGGCGTCACCAGCCAAAAAGGCATCCAAATGAGCGACGAATACAACACCCCGGATTCCGGGACTGATAACGTCAACCCCCAAGCACCCGATACCGCAGAAGACTGGGATTACTACGACCCTGATGAAGATCAGGACACCGAAGAAAGCCCGGAAGTCGCTGCGACCGAAGATGGGACAGAAGAAGAGGCCCCAGAGGCCCAAGTCAGCGAGGAAGAACCAGAGGCATCAGCCGCGCCAGAAGCGCGCGTTGAACTTGCCAATGGGGAAAAGGTAACTGTCGCCGAACTGGTGAAGGGTTATCAGCGCCAAGCTGACTACACGCGGAAATCGCAGGAAATCGCCAATTCACGGCGCGCGATTGAAGCGGACGCGAAGCGTATCGAAGGCATCACCGAAGCCTTTATCAATCACCTGTCATCCCTCATCCCGGCCCCGCCGAGTGAGGCCCTCGCCCTGCAAAACCCCGGCGCGTATGTGGCCCAGAAAGCCCAATATGATGCTGCGATTGCGCAGGTTCAGAAGCTTGTCGAGATCGGGCAACAGCCCAAGCAGATCAGCGCGGACATTTCCGCCGAAGAACGGAACAGCGTTATCGCACGGGAAAACAATGCCCTTGCAGAACGGTTCCCCGAAACGGCGACGAAGGAAGGTCGGACGCGATTTTTCGAGGCGGTATCCGTTGCCGCTGCGGAACTCGGGTTCAGCGCGGACGAGTTGAGCGGGGTTCTGGATCACCGTCTTTTTTCCTTGGCGCACTATGCCAAGATCGGAATGGACGCCCTGAAGGCCAGAGACAAGGCGAAGGCGAAGGTGGCGCAGGTCCCACAGGTAAGCCCGGTAAAGCCCGGCAAGCCCGGGAACCCTGCAAGGAATGCCGATGCGATGCGGAAGCTCGCCCGGTCAGGCTCCATCCATGACGCGATGAAGGTTGATTGGGAATAACCCTCCCATCAAAGGACACCTAAAATGGCAGTCATTACAAACACCTTCCAGACAACCTCTGCGAAGGGCAACCGAGAAACTCTGGATAACGTTGTTTCGCGGATCTCCCCGGAAGATACCCCCGTCTATTCGATGGCCCAAAAGGTATCGTTCGCGGGCATCCACCCGGAATGGGAAACCGTCGATCTGGCAGCCCCCGCCGACAACGTGCAGCTTGAAGGTGACGAATATACCTTCGGTGCCACTGTCGCGGCCACGCGCTATGGGAACTACACCCAGATCATGCGCAAGGAAGGCATTGTTTCTGGCACTCAGGATAATGTCGACAACGCTGGCAGCGCCGAACAGGTGAAATACCAGAAACTGCACAAGGCCAAGGAACTTCGCCGCGACGTGGAGTTTTCCATCGTCACCGCGAACGCCTCTGTCGCTGGCGCAACCCGCAAATCCGGTTCGCTTTCGACATGGATCACCTCGAACGTGTCGCGCGGCGCAACCGGCGCAAACGGCGGCTACAACACCGGCACCGGCCTGACGGCTACGCCCACGAACGGCACCCAGCGCGCATTCACCAAAACCATCATGGATTCGGTGATGCAACAGGGCTACGTCAACGGCGCGAACTTCAGCCAGCTTGTCGTATCTCCTTATGTAAAGTCGGTGTTCGTCACCATCATGTCGGATGCGAACGTTGCTTCCTTCCGCTTTGCGGCAACGGCGGGCAAGGAAAATGCAATCATCGGCAATGCTGATATTTACGACGGCCCATTCGGCAAGGTCATAGTTCAACCTAACCGCGTCATGGGCGGTTCGGCGGCTCTGGCCCGCAATGCCTTCTTCATTGACACCGAATTCCTGCAATACGGCTGGCTCCGCAATATCCAGGAAGACAAGGAAGTAGCGAAAACGGGCGATGCGAAGAAGTTCGTCATCCTCTGCGAAGGCGCTCTGAAGCCCCGGAACGAAAAGGGCTTCGGCGTTGCTGCGGACTTGTTCGGCCTGACAGCTTCGAGCTGATCTGTTCACATTCTGACAACTGGGCGGGGGCTTCGGCCCCCGTTCTTCATTTCAGGGGGCCGCAATGGCAAACCAGAACTACACGGCATTGCTTCTTTCGGCGGCGTCCGCAAGCGTCAACGGAAACGATATCGACAATCTCGGGGGGCGCTTTGCAATCGTCACCATCGATATCACCGCAATCACCGGCACCACGCCAACTGCCACTTTCACGGTGCAGGGCAAGGATCCGGTTTCCGGCAAATACTACACGATCCTTGCGTCAACCGCTTTGAACGCGGTTGCAACAACGGTTCTGAAGATTGGCCCCGGCCTGACGGCTGCGGCCAACTCCGTCGCAAACGACATCATGCCAACGGTTTTTCGCGTCATCGTGACAATCGGCGGCACAACCCCGGCAGTCACTGCCACAGTAGGAGTGCAGCTCATTGGCTGAAGAACAAAAAACCCCCGTTGAAACTGTCCGCTGCGTTATCGTGCGCGATTTCTGGGACGCGGACGAGGTTCGCCACCCTGCGGGCAAGGAAATCGACGTGCCTGTAGCAGCGGCATTCGATGGCATCGAAACCGGCATCCTGAAGCGGGTGAAGTGATGCAGATCAGGGATGGCGATTGGGTTCTGTTTAGCCACGATCCGAAGCTTGGAAGAACCGTCTGGGCGCTTGAAAATCCCGACGGTTCGACAACCTACCGCACGGATTACATGGTTCAGCATACAGTAGATATCAATCAGGCGCAGCGGAACATCGCCGCGCAAGGCTGGAAGGGCGACTATCACCACGTCGCCTCCATCCCTCTCAACGTCTACTACGACCAGCTTGCAGAAGCCGCGAAGCAGAAAGACGACAAGTATCTGTCAAAGTGGCTCAACGACGGCGACAACCGCGCATGGCGCACGAAAGATGGGATGATCTAAGGTGGCTTTCGCTGATTTCCTTGATCTGCGCACGGCGGTTGTCGAACAAGTCCAGAAGCCCGATATTGTGGATGTGTTTCCGCGCCTTGTTTTTCTGGCCGAAGCGAATTTCAACCGTCGCCTTCGGCTGAAAGATCAGGTTACATCAACGACAGTGACGATTGCCAGCGGAACGGCGTCCCTTCCGGCTGACTTTCTGGCGGCGATCGGCCTTTATGACGCCAGCGGCTATGAATACGTCGAACAGCCGTTGCAGGCGGTGAAAACCAGCGGAACTACGGCTTTCTTCGCCATTTCGGGCGGCAATATCGTCACCAAGATGGCGGATGGCGCAAAGACACTCGAATATTACGCCAAGATACCGACAATCAGCGGATCAATGACGGCGACGAACTGGCTTCTGACAGCCGCGCCTGCGCTCTACCTCTACGGCGTCGGACTTGAAGCCGCGAAATATGCCAGAGACGCGGAACTATCGTCCGCGATGTCTCAAATCCTCGAACAGGAATATCAGGCCGTCCTTTCTCAGGACGAAAGCGCCAGATATTCGACTGTACGCGTTCGCCTGCAAGGGAATATCGCATGAGCCTGCTGACGATTTGCCAAGGGCTTGCGAAAAACGTAGGGATGGCGGTTCCAACAGCCGTTATAACCTCATCTTCGCGTGAATGGATCGAAGCCGCGCAGATGGCGAACGAGACGGGCGAAGAACTGGCGCGCCGGGTGGATTGGGGCAAGCTCCAGGAATACACGACACTCACGGGCGACGGAACAAACAAGACATTTGCCCTTCCGTCGGCCTTTTCGCGGCTTTCACCCGGCGTTTGCGTCACGGCCAGCGGGGCGATTGTCCGGCCATTGACGCGGGCCGAATGGAATACCCTCACGCCTGCGCAGGGTTCGCCGCGCTATTTCCTGCTTGAGGGTTCAGACATCACGCTTTGGCCCTATCTGGCGAATGCCGCGACGGCAACGGCTCAATATCAGTCGAAAAGCTGGGCAAGCTCGGGGCAAACATTCGTTGCCGACACTGACACGTCATTGATTGACGAAAGCCTGTTCCTGAAGGCCCTTGTCGTGCGCTGGCGTCGGCAAAAGGGCATGGATTACGCGGATTTCGAGGCCGAATATGAGGCGGCGTTGCAAAACTTCGCCAATTTCGACAACAGGACGCGCCTATGAGCGTTCTGGCAAAGAAAATCCCGCCAGTCCAAAAGATGCAAGGCGGGCAGGCGACTGAAAAGCCGCTGGCGCAAAGCTTCACGTTTCCCGCCCCGATCAAGGGATGGGTTTTGAACGAAAACCTTGCAGGGGTTTCTCAGGGTTCGGCGCGCGTGCTGGACAACTGGATATGCACGACAACCGGGATCAGGCCGAGAGGCGGGGCATCAAAGTATGCCACCCTTCCTGCAGCCTGCACGTCCCTGATGACATATCGCGCTGCAACCTCAAAATTCTTCGCAGCAACGGCTTCCGGCATTTATGACATAACGACACCCGCAAGCCCGACAACCGTCCCCAGCGCGGCTGTTTCGGGGCGCGCGAACGGTTTCTATTCTTCCGCGATGTTCGGAACCGCTGGCGGGACGTTCATGTATGCCGTGAATGGCGTTGACAGCCCTCTTTTGTTCGATGGGGCGACATGGACGGCGATCACAGGGGCATCAACGCCCGCCATTACGGGCGTCACGACAAGTAACCTGATCAACGTCTGGTCATTCGCAAACCGCCTGTTCTTTGTGGAAAAGAACAGCATGACGGCTTGGTATCTGCCTGTTGACAGCATCGGCGGCGCGGCCAATTCGTTTTCACTGGCTGGCGTGTTCACGCGCGGCGGGACGCTTCTATTCGGCGGCAAGTGGTCGATGGATGCGGGCGATGGGCTTGATGACAAGTGCGTATTCGTATCCTCAGAGGGCGAAGTTGCGATCTATCAGGGAACAAACCCCGGCTCGGCGGCTGATTGGTCCTTGGCTGGCGTTTACTTCATGCCAAAGCCCATGGGCCGAAATGCTTATATTCAGGCTGGTGGCGATCTGCTTGTTGCGACGGAAAACGGCCTTATCCCGGTTTCGGCCTCAGTCAACACAGACATCGGGGCCATTGAAACCAAGGCTGTTTCGCAGCCGATTGCCCCCTATTGGCAGAACCGTGGGAAATCCCTGATCCAGCTTGGATGGGAAATCATCAAGGCCCCAGGATCTGGGATCATGGTTGTTTCGCAGCCTGACACGTCAGGGGTGACAAAGACGTGCCTCGCGACGAACCTCATAACCGGGGCGTGGTCGCGGTTCACCGGATGGGATGCGCGTTGCCTTGGCTCATATCTCGGGAATGGATATTTCGGGGCCGCTGATAGTTGTGTCTATCTGATGGATGCGGGCGGAAGCGACGGCGGGGCGATCTATACGGCAGCATATCTCGGGCAGTTCGAGCATATGGGCGTCTATGGGCAGACGAAAACCATTCGCCAGATGCGGGCGATGTTCCAGACAGGAACGCCGATCAACCCGCAGCTTCTGGCCAAGGCCGACTACAACGAAACCCTGGCTTCTCCCCCATCTTCGCCTGCGAACTACACGACGGACGCATGGGATTCCGGGCTTTGGGATACCGCAATCTGGGACGCGACGACATCGGCCCATAATGAGGCAACGTGGGTTTCAATCGGGGTCACAGGCAAGATGATTGCGCCTGAGTTGCAATTGACCTTTGGGGTGACGCCGACCCCATCGGTTGAGCTTGTGGCCATTGATGCGCAATTCCATGTCGGGGCGGCGGTGACGTGACGTATACATATTCGATAGAGAGATACGCCGACACGCTTGATGAAATGATGCCGATCTATCGTCGGCACTATCAAGAAATGACGGATCGTCTCGCTACCGCCGGGGTCGAAGTTTCCCCGTTCAACCCGCGCTTCGACGCATATATCGAGGCTAATGATCGCGGCGATCTGATGCATTTTCTTGTCAGATGCGATGGGGATGTGGTCGCCTATGCGAATGTTTACGTTTGCCGTGATATGCACAATCAAGACCTGATAGCTCAAGAAGATGCTATCTATGTTTTGCCGGGACATAGAAACGGTATTGGGCGGAAGCTGACACTGAAAATCCTTTCGGCCCTGAAAGCCGGGGGGGTGAAGCGCGCCCATATGACGGCAGCAACGGACCCGAGGGCGGCAATGCTCTGGAAGCGCCTAGGCTTTAAGCCAACCGGCGAACGATTGACGATGTATTTCTAGGAGATCGCGAATGTGCGCGCCAAAAGCTCCGGCCCCCACCCCGCCCAAAGACGTTAGTGCGGCCACAACCGGCACAAACGTCTCTACTGCCATTGCAAATGCCTATTTGCAGAACATGGACGAAACGACTGCTGACGGGACGAAGACGTTCAACCAGACGGGAACGGTTCCAATAAAAGATCCATATACCGGGCAGACGTATCAGGTTCCGCGCTTCAGTGTTACGCAAACCCTTTCCCCGGCGCAGCAGGCAATCAAGGACCAGCATGACAATGCGTCCTATAACCTCGCGGAACTCGGCAACAACCTCTCAGGAACACTTGGCCATCAGCTAACTGGAAACTTCCGCCTTGGGAATGAGCCAACGGAAGCGCGCCTGTTCGATCTGGGCCGCAAGCGCCTTGATCCAATGTTCGCGCAGCGGGACGAGGATTTACGCACGCGGCTTGCCAATCAGGGCATTAAGGCCGGGACTGCCGCCTATGATCGGGAAATGGCGAACCTAGGCCAGCAAGAGAACGACGCCTATAACCAGTTGCTTCTGAGCGGTCGCGGGCAGGCATCTCAGGAACTGCTAACGGAAGACAACCAGCGGATCAACCAGATTTCCGCCCTGCTGAATGGCGGCCAGGTTTCGCAGCCTAACTTCATGACGGGGGCGAGCATCGGGGCAATCCCGACGACAGATAATGCCTCGATCATCGGCAACTACGACAATGCAAAACTTGCGGCGTGGCAACAAAATCAGGCCGCAATTGGCTCCATGCTTGGTGGCTTGGGGGGGCTGTTTGCCGGTGGTGCCGATAGTGCCTTCAACGGCATGCTGGCTCTCTCGGACGAACGGGCGAAAACGGACAAGAAGAAGATCGCCGAAACCAAGGACGGCATGGGCATCTATTCGTTCAAATACAAGGGCGACAAGAAAACCCAGATTGGCCTCATGGCGCAGGAAGTCGAGAAGAAGAAACCTTCTGCGGTGAAAACCGGGGCCGATGGCCTGATGCGTGTTGATTACGGAAAGGCGCTGCACTGATGTTTGCACAGGGTTCATTCGTGAATGACGCCAACCTGACGCCAGAGCAGATTGCGCGCAAGCGAGCCATGATTGCCGCTCTCATGCCGCAATTCGGCAACGCACGGTATGTTGGCGAAGGGCTTGGACAGCTTGCAACCGGAATTGCGATGGGTCGCCAAAATCGCCGCTTGGACAAGCAGGAACAGGCTGGGCTTGATCGCGCGAATGACGTTTTTTCGCGCCTGACGGCCAACCCAACCGGGAACGGTGGCTTTTCCGTTCTCGGGCTGGCACCTCAACAGGCCCCTGCGGATATGGGGCCTGTGAAGATCGACAACGCCCCGACAACCTATGATCCCAAAGCGCCTTGGGCAATCGGCATGGACGCCATGACGGCCATTGGCAAGACGCCTTCGCCCGCGAACCTTGAGGCAGGGCTTGTGGCGCGCGGCATGTCCCCCGTGGCCGCAAAAGGCTCCGTCATGGCGATGAATGACGAAAGCGGGCTTAATCCTTCGATCAACGAAAAATCCCCCATTGTTCAGGGATCGCGCGGCGGGTTCGGCCTGAACCAATGGACAGGTGATCGGCGGGTTGCGCTGGAAAAATACGCGCAGGACACCGGGCGCGATGTGCGTGATCCGCAGGTTCAGCTTGATTTCCAGATGCAGGAACTACAGGGGCCGGAAGCCCGCGCGGGCCAATCTGTCATGTCGGCTCAAACGCCGGAAGCAGCTGCGGCAGCGATGACGCGGAATTATCTTCGGCCAGCCGATGTGGAAGGACGGGTTGCGAAATATCAGCCGCAAATCCCCAGCGAACAGCTTTATGCAGCCCTTGCAAACCCGTGGCTTTCTCAGGAACAGAAGGACGTGATTTCCGGCCTGATTGCCAAGCAGGAAGCGCAGAACGTGCCGAAAGAGCCGATCAAGGTTGGCGGCGTGTTGCTTGATCCCGTGACGTTCAAGCCGATTTTTGACGGGCGTGATCAGGGGGGTGGCCCTGACTTCGGGAAAACCCCTATCACCTTCTACGATAACGATGGGAACCCGCGAACCGGGTTCATGGATGCAAACACCGGGAAGATTGTTCCTGCGGAAGTCGTCGGAGGTGGCGTTGCCGATCCGATGCGATCTGCTGCTGACACATCAAACGCAAGGGCTGTCGGCAAGGCCAGTGGCGAGGCAAAGGCAGCAATCCCCGGCGCGGGCATGATGATGGATGCTATTTCATCGGAAATCGACGCCCTAAAAAATGATCCCTACCTTGACAGCATGCTTGGCCCGCTTGACAGCCGTAAGTGGAACTTCACGGCGGATGCGGCGCGGGTTCAAGGCAAGATGGATCAGATCCAATCAGGGGCCTTCCTTCAGGCCCGTCAGCTTCTCAAGGGCGGCGGCGCAATCACCGATTACGAAAGCGGAAAGGCTGAGGCGGCGTTCGCAAGGCTTTCGGCGGCGCAAAACTCGGACGACTACAAGGCCGCGCTTGATGACTTCATGAAATACGTCCGCATAGGCGTTGATAAATTGCAGGCTCAGGCGGGCATGGCGGGGGCGCAACCCGCAGACAGCGGCCTGTCAGAAGATGAAATGAAGTGGATGGCCCCCTGATGGATTACACCGCTCAGCAATTCAAGGACGCCGCCCGCCGGGCCTATCAGGCCGGGGATTATGCCTCAGCCAAGAGCCTGATTGCGCGCGGGCGGGCGCTTGAGGCCTCGCAGCCTTCTGCTGAAACCGGATCGGCGCTTTCGCCTGAACAGATTGCGTCATTGAAAGCGGCAAAAGCCGGAACGCTAAAGGTTGATCCGGCTCATCGCGCCCAAGCTGAAGAACTGAACGCCAAGGGCCTAAAGGCCATTGTTGGCGATGAAGGCCGGGTAATGGCAGGGCTTGAAGGACACGCCCAGGGCATCACGCTCGGGCTTAGTGATGAAATTCTTGCCGGGATGGATCACTTCATTGATGGAAAAGACTACAACCAGTCTCTAGCCTTCCGGCGCGCGCAACTTGCCGCAGCGCGCGACAATCATCCCGGCTATGCCTATGGCGGTGAATTGATTGGAGCGGTTGTTTCCCCAATCAATAAGATCTCGGCCCCATTCAAGGTGGCTGAAGGGGCTGGCGTTGCCGCGCGCATTGCCCCAGAGGCGGCGAATGCTGCGCTTCAGGGCGGTCTTTACAGCTTCAATGCTGCGGATGGTGGTGCAGGTAAGCGGGCGGAAAGCGCGGCCTACGGGGCTGGTATTTCTGGGCTTATTGGTGGAGCGCTCCCCGTGGCTGGTAAAGTAGCGGGCTTTGCGAAAGATCACCTCGTAAAGAACCCGGCGCTTGCGGTTTCCGGGGTAAGGAATGACACGGTTGCGCGGAATTACGTCGCGGATGTTCTGGCCAAATCAGGGAAAAGCGCCGACGAAGTTGACGCGGCTGTGGCAAGGGCCGCTGCGAACGGGCAACCTGAATATACCGTTGCGGATGCTATCGGGAAGGAAGGTGGGCGGGCGCTAGGGGCGCTTTCCCGCGCCCCGGGTAATGCACGAGACAAGATCGCGCAAGCCCTCTGGGACAGACAGACAGAACAGGCCAGCCGGATCGGCGGCTTCATTGGGGAAGCCTTCGGGGCGGATGGCACGAAGAAGGCCATGCGGAAGGCCGAAGAGGCGGTGAGAAAGGCAGAGGCAAATGTGAACTACGGGGCCGCTGGAAGCATGGCGGCTCCTGTTGACGTTCGCGGCGCTCTCGCCACCATTGATGAACGCCTGAAGCCGATGCGGGGCATGGGCGTTGCTGATGATGGGATTGCCGCGAAGCTGGCGAAATATCGCAGCAGGCTTGCGGCGGCAAATCCGAAAAAGCCAAACACGTCAGTCGAACTGTCCGACTTCAACCGTGTTTTGGGGGTGAAAAGGGAAATCGGCGACGAGATCGGGGCAGCGGTTCGCGCTGGCCGCAATTATGAGGCTTCAGAACTCGGGAAACTGAAGGCCGCTCTTGATTCCGCTCTTGAAGATGCAAGCCCCGGCTATCGCAAGGCAAATGACGACTTTGCTGCGGCGTCTCGCGTCATTGATCAGTTCGACGAGGGTTCCAATGCCGCCAGAACCGGGGTTCGATTTCAGGACACGATTGATCACTTCGGCGGGTTGAACGCGCCACAACAGGACGCGTTCAGAACCGGATATGCGGACGCAATTCTTGGCAAGGTTGAAGGAAAAGACATCGGTGTAAATGCGACGCGCAATTTGACAGGCGAAAAGCGCGCGGCTGAAATCGCAGCAATGGATAAAACCGGCAATCTGAATGATCGGATCGCCCGCGAAGCCGATATGTTCAGAACGCACAGCGTGGCTACCGGGGGTGCGGCAACAGCGGAGAGGTTGAGCGATGACGCCGTTCTTTCGGCAAGCCTGTCGTTCGCTGGCGATCTGGCGTCTGGGAATTACAAGGCGCTGGCGCTCAGGGCGGCGGGCAAATTCGTTGCCGCAGGGACAGGCCAGAATGACGCGACGAAAGCAGAAATCGCCCGCATCTTGATGGGAAGCGACATCAAGACTGCGATCCAAGAGGCAAGAGCCATGAATATCGCCAAAAACGAAAAGGCGGCGATTATCAGGGATATTCTCAACCGGGCGCTTATGCCTGTGAAAGCCGGTGCTGCTTCTTCATATACGTCACGCTGACCACTCGCGGTAAAGCAAGCCAGCAGAAATCAACATCGGGAACAAAATCCCGAACAGAGAAAGGCCAGACGGTTTTTCGCCAGCCCTGTCTGCGCTTCGCAATGACATCGTGAAGCACATGAATACGACTTGGCCCAGAAACACGCCTGCGGCCACGTCGAGAATTCGAACGTGAAGAAAATCGGTTGTCATTCGCTAAAATAACCTCCATCCGGGGCCGCAATGATACCCCGATCATGGAATTGCGCAAAGCCAAAACAGAACGCCTTCGGGCGTTCTTTTCTTTTCAATGAGGGGAAGTCCAGTGCCAAGAGACGGAAGCGGGGTATATTCCCGGCCAGCGGGAACGGTTGCCACGTCAGGCACGGCTATCGAGTCCGCGAAATACAACACATTCACGGCGGACGTTGAAGCCGATCTTAACGCGGCAAGGCCGATCAGTTCCGGCGGGACGGGCGCAACGAGCGCTTCCGGCGCGCGCACGGCCTTGGGGCTTGCCATTGGAACCAACGTGCAGGCCTATGACGCCACGCTGCAAAGCCTGTCGGCGCTTGGAACCGTCGCGGACAAGTATGCCTATACAACCGGCGTTGACACATGGGCCGAAGGCACGATCACGGCATTCGCCAGGACAATTCTTGACGACGCCGACGCCGCAACGGTTCGCGCCACGATTGGCGCTCAGGCATCAGATCAAGACTTGACGGATTTGGCAGGAATTTCCGGCGTCGACGGTGATATTATCGTTCGCAGCGGCGGGGCATGGACGCGCCTTGCGAAAGGAACGGCGCTGCAAGTCCTGCGCATGAATGCTGGGGCGACGGCTCAGGAGTATGCAGACCCGCCCCCAATCTGTCGCGCGTGGGTGAACTTCAACGGCACCGGGACTGTAGCGATCAGGGCTTCCAGCAACGTTTCTTCTATCACTGACAATGGCGTCGGCGACTATACCATAAATTTCACCAACGCCATGGCAGACACGAATTATTCCGTGGTGACTACAATCGGCAGGCAGGACGTGAACTTCAAGGCCGGGACGCTTGGAACCGCATCGGGGCGGACTGGTTACGCAACTGGTTCATTCCGTGGCCAAGTTTGCCTAGGGAACAACGCAGCAGCAGCAGACGCCGATGATATCAGCGTCGTCATTTTCAGGTGATTGAAATGAGCGTCATCGTCTACCGAAACCCCGATGGGGGGCTTTGCGTTGTCTACCCAAGCCCGTTTTGCGAACTCTCCATAGAGGAAATCGCGGCGAAAGACGTCCCAGAAGGGTGCATGTGGCAGATCGCTCCTGACAGGCCGTCACGGGATCATGACTGGAACGGAACGGATTGGATTTATGCCCCGCCCGATCCATCGATTGCCATTGAAGCCGCCCGCGCCCAAATGAAATGCAGCCGCTTCCAGGCCCGTGCAGCCCTTTTGCAGGCTGGGCTTCTTTCAACAGTTGAAGCGGCAATCGCGCAGGCCGATCCCATCACGCAGATGGCGTGGACGGACGCTGTGGAGTTTCGACGGAACAGCCCGACAATCTCCGCTCTGGCTCAATCCTTGAGCCTGTCGGATCAGCAACTTGATGATCTGTTTACCTCGGCGATGGCAATCGAGGCGTGAAATGAACCAGGAAGATCAAAAGCTCATTTCAACCGCCCTCGATACGGTATTCGGGGGCCTGTTCACTACCATATTTTCCGCTTCAATGGGTCGTCTGATGTGGCACGCAAGGGAAGTCAGGCAGGGGCGCAGAAAATTCCTGTCAGTCGAAATCCTCTGGGACGTTCCAATTGCGATTGGAATGGCAATCGTGGCTGAAGGGATTGGGGCCTATTTCGAGTTTTCCCGGCCCATCACGTCGGCCCTTGTTGCCGTCTGCGCATATCTCGGCCCGCGCGGCTTTGAAGTCTGGGCGGAACGCATTCTATCTGGGCGGGAAAAATAGACATGGGCTTTCAATTCGGCGCGCGCAGCCTCACCAACATGGCGGGGCTGCACCCTGATATTGCATCCGTCGTGCGGCGGGCGCTGACGCTCACAACGCAAGATTTCGGCATTGCCGCAAAGGCAACGCGCACGGCGGAAGAACAGCACAAGCTATTCCTCGCCGGGGTGTCTCAGAAGGACGGCTACAAGCACAAATCGAACCACCAACTGCATGCGGACGGCTATGGATATGCGGTTGATCTGACGCCGTTTATTAACGGCAAGTTCGACGTGAACAACGAAGAGGCGCAATACCCTATCGCCGCTGCCATGTCTCTAGCGGCGGGCGATCTGGGCGTCAAGGTGACGTGGGGCGGCAATTGGCTTGAGCCGCTTTCCGGGCGAACGGTGGCCGACATGAAGGCTTCTGTCGCGCGATACAAGGCCAAACACCCGGGGCCTGATTTCATCGACTTGCCCCATTTCCAACTCTGAAAGGGAAAACCATGAAGGGCTATAGGACTATCATCGTTAACGCTCTCATCGCTGCGGCCACCGGCGCGCTGCAATATGGCGCAGGCGTCAACTGGATCGAGGCCGTCGGCCCGACGTGGTCCGCGCTGATCATCACCGGGATCAACGTCGCGCTGCGCCTGATCACCACGACGCCCGTTGGCAAGGCATGATCGCCGCGCTTCTGGGCTTCATCGCCCGCGTTCTCAGCCCCCTGTTGCCGCTTCTGACGGCATGGGGGGCGGGCAAGCGTGATCAGGCGCTGGTCGATGAAAGCAACGATCTGGCGGGCTACAAAGCCACGCGGGAAAGGATGGACAATGCGCGCGAGGATAAAAAGGACGCTGACACTGCCGCTCTTGCTCGGGCTGCTCGTGAGCGGATGCGTGAACGGCTCAGGGATCAGCGATAGTGCGATCTGCGACGGCACCCGTCAGGCGCGGGCGGAACACGCGGCGGCTCTGGCGCAGTCTGCGGATGATCGGGCCGTGGTTACGGGCGCGGCGCTGATCGACCTGATCGACGCGGGGTGCCGATGATCCGCATCGCCCTTGCCTTCGTCCTGATCGCCAGCGCCGCTCAAGCCGGGCCGATCCTGCGCGTCATTGACGGGGATACATACATCATCGCCGCGCCGTGGCTGCCGCCTGAACTGGGCAAGACCTTGAGCCTGCGGGTGCTGGGGATCGACACGCCGGAACACGGGCGCAAGGCCAAGTGCCCCGAGGAAGCGGCGCTGGCCGACAAGGCAACGACTGCCGCGAAAGCGTGGATCGCGACGGCAAAGACCGTCACCGTCACCCTTCGGCATTGGGACAAATACGGCGGGCGCGTTGACGGGACAGTGATCCTGGACGGCCAGTCGATCGGCGACAGGCTGATCAAGGCCGGTCTGGCGCGGCGCTATGACGGCGGCGCGAAACAGTCATGGTGCAGATAGATATAGCCGTTCACCACGCCTCTGAGCGCCGCCATGCGTGGGTCGATGCTGCGGCGAAGCGGCCCCGGATTGATCGCCGGGGCCGCGATTGATCGCCAGTTCATTGAACCGCGTAATGGTCCAAAATATAGGCGACCTTATCCAGTGGCGTCTTTACTAGATCGTCAGTCATTTGGGTTCATCGGTTATGGGGCTAGGTAAATCTCCTATACTGGGCTAGTTTTCGCTACACTTCGCAGCCGCGACCGCCTTTTCCAGATCAGCTATTCGCGAGATCAGTTCAGGTATTAGGGATCGAGCCAATACGATGAAGTCTATGTTTGCCGATGATGGCTTCTCGTCAATATATCGCGACCAAGCCCCTATATCCTGCACAATACAGGTCTTATACCCATCAACGAAAGCACAAATTATCCCGGAAGATTCTTCCCACGGGCCAGGAGTTACGCCCTCAAGCGAGGCTTTTGCGCGGGCGATCAGATCATCGGCATTATGCACTTTCTGCATATTGCCTTTGTGCCGCGCATCCAGCAAGGCCTCGATGCGCCCGGGGGATAGGGGGTCGGGTTTACCCGCGCGGATATGAGCGCAATCCGCAATGTCACACTGCGGACAAACTTTGGTGGTCATGGCTCAATCCTCGACAAAATCCCGTGGGTTAGGCTGGAAATAACCTGCGCTTGAGTTGATAAAAGCCGCGTAAATTCAATCCTTTCGCTGCCGTATCGCTTGTAGTTATCAGCCATGAGGCAAACGGCCTTCAGCACGTCTCCGGTTGCGTTGGGATAAGATTTCAATGCCTCCGTGGAAATTCGGGTGACGATTTCCTCATCGGTTTCCGTTTGTTCACGTATTTTTGTAATATCCCTGACGTTCATTCTTTCTCTCCTTTGCTTTGCACCATGGCGCTTGTATATGAAACACCCAAACCCTTCTGGCGCAGGTAATCCAGCCAAATATCATCCCGGGCTTGGCGCAAATCTTTGATTTGGTCGAACGCTAGGTCGATCATAAACCGCCAGCGGAGGCGATCGATCGGGATGCTGTGCTTAATATACGTCCGTCCACTGTCTTGTTCGCGAAACTCGTAGCTGATCACGCCAAGATTGTATCGATCCCTCGAAACCAGTTCCCAGCCCACCTCTGACGTAAGCCACTCGATCACTTCATCGCGTTCAAGGGTCATTCTTTCTCTCCTTTGATCTTTGCCAGAGCGGCGCGAGCGATTTCACCATAGGGGCTGTTTGGCCCAATGCGGCTGATCTCTGCCAGCGCCTCTACCAGCCCCTCTATCGCGTCTGTGTCGAGGGCGGCGAGAATGCGGGCGGTGTAGTCGGCTTGCGCGGCGGCTTGGGCGGCTTCGAGGGGCATCGGCGCGTGATGATGGTGGCCGTAAACAAAATGTCCGTTGCGAAACCATTGCCACTTGTCTTGTTTCCGACTTCCCGCAACTGAGTAATCGCCGACGCCGCCAGGCATGCCCGCGCGTAGACGGTCTGGATAACTGCCTTTCATGGAGTCAGGCAACCACACCAACGGTTTCACGAGTTTTGAAAAGTCGGTCATTTGTCGGCCTCATCAATATTGCGGTGTTCGACGGTGAATGTCAGTGCGGCCACCCATGGGTTTCGGTCCCACGCACCGGGGCCATGCAGGCTGTTCCAGAGTTCATGGAAGCTGTCGCGGCAGACAGACCCGCATTCGCCGGATCCATCCAGGCAGGCACGCTGTCTGCGTGCATGAATGTCGGTAGCCTCGATGCCTTCGGCTATCGTGTCGTTTAGGGTGATCTCCTGCAACCGCTGCACCCGCACGTCCGTCACGGTCAGGGTGATCCGGCTGGCCCAGCGTGGCATGTGGATCGAGGGCTTGGGGCGCGTGAAGTTGCCAGAGGTCTGGTTGCCATCGGCCCAATACCACGGCGGCATGAAGCCGTTGCGATCCACGTCCAGCGTCTCGTAGCTGAACGCCTCCCGCACCCAGAGCCGGTCGCTGGGGGCGTAGCGCAGAAAATTTCGCTTCCCGCATGGGGATAGAAAGACCTTCAACCCATCGTCATCGGTCTGGCAGAAGCCGCCGAACTGCTTGACCCACCGATTGGGGTCAGATCCGTTGCACACGACGTCAGGCGGATAGCGCCATAGCCCGGCCTCATTCAGATCGGGCTGCGGTTTCAGCACCCTCCGCGTCTGCGACTTGCGCCCGTCCAGCAACGCCCGAACCATCGGGGCGGAAAATATGATTGGTCTGTCGATCATGCTCGTTCCCCCTTCCGCAGCCCACTCAGGCGATGTTCGAGCTTTGCCGTGGCAAAGATCGTGGGTTTCAGTTCGGCGGGTGCATGGTCGTAGGCGCGGCCTGACTTGCCGTTCAGGCGGGGGAGCATGCCCTGCGGGATGCATTCCCAGTTCGACGGGTCGCAATTCGTCTTGTCGCCGTCCAGGCATTTCAGCACATGGCCGTCCGGTATCGGGCCGTGTTCTGCGACCCATAGTTCCTTGTGTTTGAACGCCATATGGGTGCGATAGCCGGTGAACGGGTTGGGGCGGTCGACGCAGATCAGAACATATCCATCTGGGTTCAGGCTTTCGTAGCCGATGGACTTGGCGTTGTGGGGATTGCGGCCGCGCCGGAATTGGGTGGCCTGGCTATTTGCGTTGGGCGGCAGCTTGCGGCCCTTGGTCCAGGGCGCGTGGCCCTTTTCGAAGTGCCCGGTGCGCCCGGTCTTTACCTTGTTCCGCTTGCGCCAGCCAATGATCTGGGCGGCGGTTGCGGCTGCATCAGGGAAGGCGGCGCGGAAGGCCGGTTCGACATCGGCGCGCGAGAGGGTGGCGTTCGCGCGTAGCCAGTCGATCTGCTCGGGCGTCAGGACGGTGGATTTGCCGCGATTGCGGCGGCGCGCATCCGGGCCCGCCGACCAGCCCATGCGAACACATAGGGCCTTCAGGTTGTCGTGGGTGACCTCTGGCCGGTTGAAGGCCGCAACGAACAGCGTACGCAATTCCTTGCGGGGCATCGCTGCCCGCGCCTTGATCCAGGCCAGCTCGTCTGCGCTGTAGCTGATCCGCTGGCCCCTCATTTCTTGGGGGCCTTTCCGATCATCGGCAGGTGCGGCACGATCTGCGACCCGTGTTCGGCGAAAAGCTTCGCGGCCTGCAGCTGGACCTTGGCGTTTTCGGTGATGCGATCGGCCACCTCGACGATCGCACCGGCGCGCGAAACCTCGGCCGCGATTTCCTCGGGTGTCTTGTTCTCGAGGTCCAGGCGCTGGAGGGCGGCGAAAAGGTAGTCGTTCAGTTCGGCGAGGGTGCTCATGTTCCTATTTCCGTTTCGATGTCTTGCAGCGTTTTGACAGCCCCGGCAGCGCGGTGAGACCCGGCAGGTTCTCGGCCCGGAAGGTCGTGACGTTCGGCATATCCGGCAGCGCGGTGAGACCCGGCAGGTTCTCGGCCCGGAAGGTCGTGAC